GACCCGGCAGGAGCTCGTCCAGGCGACCGATCAGCGGCTGGCGACCTTCCAGCAACAGGTACAGGATTACGGTGCGCATTTTCGGCAGGCGTTGCCGAAGCACGTCTCGCTGGAAAAGTTCCAGCGCACCCTCGTCACCGCCGCGGCGACCAACCCGGATCTACTTCACGCCGATCGCCGCACCCTGTTTCTCGCCGGGATCAAGTGCGCCGCCGATGGGCTCGAGCCCGACGGGCGCCAGGCCGCGCTCGTCATCTACAACACCAAGATCAAGCGGCGCGACCCGCAGACCCGGCTCGATGTCGAGTTCCGCATCGATGCCGTGCAGTACATGCCGATGATCGCTGGCATCCGCGAGCGCATGCGCAACACGGGTCAGGTCGATTCCGCCGATGCCCAAGTGGTCTACGAGAAGGACGCGTTCCACTACGCGCTGGGTGACAACGCCTATATCGATCACAAGCCGCCGCCGTTGAATGAAGAACGCGGCGAGATCATCGGCGCCTACGCCATCATCCGGCTGAAGAACGGCGAGGTGCTGCGCGACGTGATGTCGAGGCGCGAGATCGAGGTGACGCGCTCGCAGTCGCGCGCCAAGGATTCGCTCATGTGGACGAAGTACTACGGCGAAGCCGCGAGGAAGACGGTGTTACGCCGTTGTTCGAAGGCGGCGCCGCAGACGAGCGAGCTCGAGCGGTTGATGGACCGCGACGACGAGCCCCTGCCGACTGAGCTCCCTGCTCTTCCCGAGTTGTCGAGCCTGCCCGCCTACCAGCCGAAGCCGGTCGAGCCGGAACCGCCCGGGCAACAGACCGCCGCGAACCAGGGCGGCGAATTCGAGGTGGTCGACCTCGAGGGTCAGGTCTTCGACTATCACGAGGCCAAGACCGCGGCCGAGGCATTGCGCCGGGTCTATGCCGCGGCGGAACAGCGCGGCCTGGCGTTCCTCACTGGTGCGGTCGAAACCAACGCGGAGTTGCAAATCCAGCTCGAGCGGCACGGCGAGAACTTTGAGATGCCGCCAACGGAGCCCGCCAGGCCCCGCACAGAGGCGAAAGCCGATCCGGCTGGGGGGTTTTTTGGAGCCGAGCCACCCGAACATGCCCATAGCGCCCCGCCGCCCGCGGACGCTGTCCAACCCTTCCCGGGCGATCAACCCTCGCGGCAGATCGCTATACCGACCGAGAAAGGCGGGGGACAGGATTACCGCACCTGGGCGCTCGCCCTGTTCCTGCCGCGGGTGCGCCAGATGAACGCCTCAAACGACCTGGCGATGTTGCTTGGCGACAACGAAAAGAACCTCGAGGACGCCCGCCGACATCTGTCAGCCCATGACCTTCGCGAGCTCGAGACTGAGATCACCACCCGGTGGGATGAGATCGGCGAGATCGAGCGGCAGGAAGCCTAAAGACAGGTCCTTTGGCGCCGGGGAACGGCCCGCGTCGTTTGCGCGCTTGCTCGCAACAGCCCGCCCATGAGAGCGTTGGACTGTCGCATGGCCATTTTTATCGTCGTCGCCACCCGCACGTCTGCCGAGATCGAGAAGGCGATCAAAGCGGAGGGGATTAGCTATTTCCCAATCAAAGACGATACCTGGCTAGTATCGTGGAACGGCGGGATCAGCCGAGAGCTGGCCGACAAGCTTGGAATACGAGACGGCAAAAACGGTCCCGGATTTGTTGCCCTCATCGGCGGCTACAGCGGTCGCCTTCCCAAGGATGCGTGGGAATGGATGACGCTTCATGAGAGCGATTCATGACCCAAACCCGCCAGCAATTACCGACCGAGTCCCCCGCGCCAGACCAAAGAGAAGTACCGGATCCAGGAACTCGCGGTTATGACGCGATGCAGGTCTTTCAGTCGCTGACTGAGATACAGAAAGACCTGTCGGCAATGTCCGCGAAAACCGATCGGCTGATACTCGATGTCGACAGGATAGATCGAAAGGTTAATGATCTCAGTCACACCCTCGCCTGGGCGCCCGAGAGCACCTAACATCGCAAAAATGGCTATGAGGGCACCCAGATAATGGGCGCGCCTGATATCAGAATGCGCGTAATTATTGGTATGTTCAGCTTCTCGGATCTGTGCTGCCTGTAACCCTTCGGCCATTGTGAGTATGCGGTTAAAGGCCCCAGGAAGCACCTTTTCATATCGTTCGACCGCCTCTGGAGGAGGGTACTGTCCCTGCCACAGTTGGATTTGCTGTTGGAAAGGCAACATAAAGCGAGGCAGTACGGGTTGCATCACCGGCTGCGGCGGGGTCTGTCCTGGCTGTGCTGCCGACTGCTGTTGCGGTTGTCGCGAGAGGCCTTGATTAGGCGGCGGGGGATTGCCCGACATTCGAATAGTCTCCGGATGCGTAATCAAGGTACCAACCAACCATTCCGAAGCTCATCGCAACATTGGTATTACTCAAATAGCGGGGATACTCTGGCCCCGGCTCAAAAAGCACAACTGGAGCCGATAGACCTGTCCAGAAAGCCCTCCAAAAGACAATGTCCCGATCTAGGCTCATCGAATCCGAGGCTAGGAAATGTAATTGTGGCATCAATGATTCATGTGTTCTGCCGGTGCTATGCGATAGTTTCCAGATCCTGCCACCACAAGGCAAGCCACACAAAATCGATCTAGATAGCTAGGGCATGACCACAAAATTTAGTGGTACCTGCCCAAGCGCCGGGCGCCTATGCGGCGGAAGGGGATACCCGGCTAGGGTACGGCTTCCCGCGCTGAGCGGACTTCCTACGCGTTCCTAGCGCAAGCCGGGGATGAATAGGAAGGCGGCGATCAGCACGGCGGCGATCCACGCCAGCCACGAAGTCGCCCAGCCCCAGGCGGACACTCCCGGCACCGGGAGCAGCGACAGGAACCAGAGGAACAAATCGATGATCAACAAAATCTCGATGACCATAACGGTTCTCCTACCGCGCTTTCATCGTCCCGGTATTCGTCGGGGTATTGCTGCCCGGCCCCGCCTCGCAGGCGACGGTCGAATTGACGAGAATGCCCCAAGCGCAGGGCGGCGGTTCGCAGCCGGTCAGCAGCAGCAGCGCGGTGATCAGCGCTTGGCCGAGCCGCGCGGCCATGCCGGCTCGTCGCTCAAACGATCTGCCCGCCGGAATTGACCGAGCCGTTCACGTCGCCGGGGAAATAGGCGTCGGGATTGCCGACGCCGCAAGAGATGATGCCGTTCGTTGTGGCGATATAGCGCGGTCCGTGCGCCGCGCCGTTAAAGGTCATCGACCAGACATTCATCGACCCGCAGCTTTCCGCGAGGACGAAGGCAATCGAGAATGTGGGCGTGTTGTAGAGTGTCACTCTGCTATCAGCGAGCGACATACCACCGCCGCTGTACGCCGCACAAGCGTGGGCCTCGGCATTGCCGGAAATTGAATAGGCGCCGTTGCAGCTAATGCTGCCGCCCCCAAGAGAACACAGGTGCCAACCTGTACAAGTTCCAAAATCGACGTTGTTAATGTAAATATTGCCGCCCGCATATGCGGTGATGCCGCTTCCATTGGAGGCGAAATCGCCTCCCGGCCCCGATGCTTGAACCCGTAGTCCCTCAAACCCGCAAGTAGCTCCAAGACCAACGGTAACTGCAGTTGCGTTTGGGTTGCTGATGACTACCGAGCTAGGGCTTGCTTGATCGCCGACAAACATGACGCTCGACCCATTAACCGCGCCGACCGGCGCTCCCAGACATGTGAGCGAGGGATAGGTGCCGTCAGCCATGTTGACGGTGATGTTCTGCCCGCCGACATCGAGCCGCGCCATGATGTATTCCCAAGCCGCTTGCGGCGTGGCGAACGCGGTCGTCGGCGTCAGTCCGTTGTTGGTGTCGTTGCCGGTCGCGGCGTTGACATAGAGGTTGAGCGGTCCGGTCAGCCGTTGCCGGGTGTTGTTGGCGATCAACCACAAGATCGCCTGTATGACTTGATTGTTGGTCGCCTTGCTCGGCGCAATCGACGCCGCCGCCAGGACCGCGAGCAACTCTTGCTGCACTTGATTTAAGAAATCCGCTTCCACAATCGTCGCCGGCACGCCGCCTACGGTTCCGGCAGTAAAAAAGCCCGGTATTCCTACGGGCTTGATCGGCGGGAGCGTCGTTGACGCGGTGTCGTTGTCAATCGCGTACATGGCTGTCGGCTCCGTTCGTGAGCGGCGGTTGCAGCGTTTGGCCGGCGGCGGCTTGCGCCTGATCGCCGATTTTGCCGATGAGCGCGGCAACGGCTTCGTAGGGCTGTTTACCCAGCCAATAAATGACTTGGTTCCATTCCTGCGCTTGTAGCGTCACGGCGATAGGTGTTGTCGGTTCGATAGGTGTCATCATGCCATTTCCAGTGCCCTTACTCGCGCTTCCAGTGTCTTGACTGCGTTAATCAATGCGAAGGTTAGCGGTGTCATATCGAGTGTCCGCAGATCGTCAACCGCAACGCCGTCTATCCAACCCTCGCGCTTCCCGACGATCCCCTCGAACACCAGCTCGGCTTCCTGCGCCACCAGGCCGACAAACTTCCGGCCTTTCTCGGCGGCCTCGGCGTGGATCGAGCTGCCGCCGGCCTCAATCGCATCGTTGCCCCGGTAGACGTACTCGATTGGCCGCAGCGCCAAAACCGCGTCGAGCCCTAGCTTGTAGTCGCCCTTTATCCGTTTGATCCGCTCGTCCGACAGCGTTGCCCACGAGCCGCCGCCGGTTTGGAAGCCTACACCGGAGGAGACGATGAAATTCGCGCCCGGTCCAGGGGCTACGCTGATATTGGCGGAAATTTGGATGGAAGCTGCGGACGATACATTGTTGATGTAAACGACATTAGAAGAAGCATTATAGTAGTACTGGCTGACACCGGCGGTATTTCCTGGATTGGTCAGATAAACTCCGGGGTTTTGGCCGCTTTGTGGAACTATTGTGAGGGAATTGCCTTCAAAGGTGCCGGCGCCACGTACGGCGAGCGCGCCGTTGACGTTCCAATTGCCGCTGCCGTCCATCGTGGTCAAAGCGGTCTGCGGCGTGCCGCTGGCGTCGCATAGGCCGAAGTTCAGAAGATTGTTCGCGACATTGCCGGCCCACATGCCAAAGATGTCAGCCATACCAGTCCAATTGACCGTGACTGATGCCGCTTGTGTCCCGCTGCTACTACTGATGAGCCTGCCGCTAGTCGCGGTGAGCTTCCCGGCGAACGCGAAGTTGCCGGTCTGATCCATCGTCGCGAACGGGCTACCGTTCGGATTGCCGCTCGATGGTGTCGCAAGGCCGAACGAGAGATAGCCGCCGCTGTTGTAGATACCGAAACAGGGATTGTTGGTCGTCGTGTTGTAGAGCGTTAGCGACGGCGAGGTCGGCCCGGTGATGATGACGCGACCGGTGTTGCTTACGGTGACAATGCCGGTCAAGGCCGGGTTGGCGGCGTTTGCTTTGAGCGCGAGACCGGTGTCGGCATATTGCTTCGTAACCGCGCCGAGCGGGTCGGTCGGATCGCTGGACAAAACGAGCAATCCGGTCATCGGCCCGGTGGTCGCAGTGCCGGCGAGCGGCACGGCTCCGTTCGCCACGCTGCCGATGGCATCGACATATTGCTTTGGTGTTGCGCCGAGCGGGTCCGCCGGGTTGCCGGCGAGCAATAATTCGCCGGTCATCTGGCTAAGCGTGCCGCCGGAAAGCGCTACGCAAGGAACCCAAGCCCCTTGGGACCGAGAGTAGAATTTTCCATCTGTTGGCGCTTCGGGCAAACCTCCGCCGCCAGCCCCGCCACCGGCATCGACATATCCCTTTGTCGCCGGCATCATCACATCGGTCGGATCATTGTAGAGATACATCGGCCCGGTCATGCGACTGCCACCAAGTGGCAGGAATGGCCCGCCTTGTGTCGCTTGCATCAGTCCGGTTATCTCGGTCTGCGCGGTCGCGAAATTGGCGCGGACGCTTTGCGTCGTTGGCTGACCGTAAACCGGGATCGTCGGGTCGATCTGGCTGGCTGGCGTTGTCGCTTGCGGCTCGATGTCGCCGACATTAAACAAGGTGTCAGTTTGGCTCGCCATCGACCGTTATCCTTTCATCCCAGATCGAGTCGCCCTGATCCCAGATTGAGTTGCCAGTGTCCCACTGGCTTTCGGCGAGGATGTAGCTGAAGACGATTTGGGTGTGCGCCGGCTTGTAGTTCTCGAACTCGCACTCCAAGAGCTTGTTGCCCCATGTCGCGAGCGGGTCGCCGGCTGCGGAATAGGACGCCAGGAAATAGAGAACCTGTGTCGGGTCGGCGATCACCCGCCACGCATAGGCCCACTGCTCGTCGCAGCACGGGTCGCCCGCCCGGTTGCGGCTGGCATAAAATGGGCTGTAAGTCTCGATGACGATATTGAAGCCGAGCGAGGCCGCCAGATGGATGAAGTACTCGCGACTCTGCCCGCCGCGCGCCGCGAACTTGCCGCACACCGCCGCCGTCCGCTGCTGCATCGTCGGAAGCTCTCCGGTACAAGGATCGGGGAGGCCGAGCGAGGCTTCCCATTCCGGCAATAGCTCGGTCGTCGAGCAGGGGAAAATCTGGGTGATAAGTTCGTTGAGGCCGGTTTGCAGACGCGACCAAGTGGGCATCAGCGTCAACAGGTCGGCGTCCTGCATCCAGCCCCAGCCGCGATGCCAGATGCGCCCGCGCGGCAGCAGGCGCTGGAACTGGCTTAGGTAATCTTCCGGCGTGTTCTGGGGCGGCGGATACGGGTACATGCATCAGGGCGATGGTAGCGGTGCGGTGAATACGCCAAGCACGGGAAGCTCGCCGGGACCGGCCTGCACGGCGTCAGCCGGCACGCTCATCTCGAAATGCGCGATGCCGGGTGTTGCGAGGATCGCCTCGTAAAGATCGGACGGCCAGATGAGGCCCTCGATCTCGCCGATTTGCAGGAACATGTCGGTCAGCGCCGCGACGATCTGGTTCTGCATGTCCTGGGTGTTCGGCGTGAGGCCATCGAGCGTGACATCGACCGCGAAGGGCTTCGGCGATGCGACATAGACGAGGCTCGTGACCGGCTGCACCGTCCAGATATGTTCGGCGACGAGCGCCTGATCGCCGGTCGCGGTCGGCCCGCGCACCTCTTCGGCAGCGCAACCATCGGTGCCCTGCGGGAAGCCTTCATAAGCAGCTTCGGACGTGTCGAACATCGGGAAGACGGCGACACTGCCGGGGCCGTAGCCCTGCCCAACCGCCCACGCCCGCGTGCAGCCCGGCACTTCCAACGACCAGTTGATGTAATCGGCGGTCGCCCCGCCCTGCGGCGGCTCGCGGTATTTGACCAGCATCCGGGTGCGCAGCGCGTCGTTTGTCTCGGGGTCGGCGCCGCCCGCGCAGAGGCCGGTCGTGCCGATAGAATTGATGCCGGGGATCGGCGTCACGACCGTGATAGCGGTGCCGCCGGGATCGTTGGTATAGGCACCCGCCGCCGTGGCGATGATCGGCACGTTGATGTTGCCGGTGTCATCGACGCTGCCGCTCGCGGTCGTGACGAACGGCGTGCCGTCCTGGCGAACCAGCGCCGTCCCGTCGAGCATCGCCGTCAGCGCGTTGCCGGTGAATGTGGCGGTGCCTTCCGAGGGCGCCGCCGGCTCGGGATAGATGCCGATGAGCGCCGCCCACGCGAACAGATACTCGTCCTGCGCGGTGAAGGGCACGCCCATGCGGGCGATCCAATCGGCGTAGCCGTAGACGCTGTAAGCCAGCCCAGCCATGACCCAAGCGAGAACGCGCAGCACCGCATTGCGCAATAAGCCGGTGAGGCCGGGCACGCCCGAGGTCGTGACATCTTGGATCGCGGTGTTGCGAAGCGCCGTCAGCGACGGGCGGGCGTAAGGCATCTAGCCGAACGGTGCCACCATGCGCACCGGCGACGGCACGGCCGCGAGGTTCTGCCACGCCCAGCCGAACATGAACCGGGTCACGCTGCCGTTCGGCCTGGTGATCGCAATAGCGATCCCGAGCATGTTCGAGGTTATCCACTGGGTGTTGACCAAGATCGAGGCGGCAATGCCGTCGTCGATCAGCCATTGCAGGCACTGCTGCACGGTCGATTGCGCCAGCCCGAGATTGGCGCGCGTGGTCTTGGCGCGCTCGAGTTGCCAGAGGTTCGAGCCGGTCGGCTTCGACTGATAGTAGTCAGCCCACCAGCCGCGCCGGTCGGTCGTGCCATCGGTCGGGACGAAATCTGGTGTAGCCAGGGCGTCGGAGAAGAGAGAGACCAGACACGCGGTTTCAAGGTCTTGCCCCGTTTGTAAATCGCCTTGCGCCAGCAGCCAATCGCCCTGCGCCTGGGTGTTGTCCCATTGCACGAGGATGTCGCCGGTCGCGTTCGCCGCCGGCAATGGCCCTGGCGACACCGGCACCGGCAAACCGTCGCCCTCGATCCAATCACTAGCCAAGGCGCGCCTCTATGGCCGCGAGCCGTGCCTCTATGGCCGTGAGTCGCTCATCGAGCGAGGCGCTGGTGATGGTGCCGTCAACGAGGAGGTTGCCCGTCATGTGCGTGGTCGGCGTCGTCAGCGTTACCGTCGAATGCCCGTTGAGATTGACGTTGCCGTTCGACGAACTGACCGTGTAGTCGTCGGTCGTCGTCATCTGCGCGGTCTTGCTCGTGCTGTTGAACTGATTGTTTTTGTCCAATTTCAGCATCGAGCCGAACATCGAATAGAGTGCCGTCTCGCCGGCTGCGAAGTTCTTCGGTCGGCTCGGCTGGTGATTGGTGCCGACAAGCACCGGGTTGGCGCGATGCCCGTTGCCGAAGATCGCCACGGCATCGGTCTTCGGCGGCATGTTCGCGTGGAAGCCGTAATGCAGCGCGACCGGCACGGCGTCCATTATCTCGGGTGTCGATTTGACGCCGATCTGCGCCTTGTGGATGAGGCCGGTGTCGTCGGTCGTGGTGATCTGCACCGGGGCGATAACCATCATCATGCGGCGATAGAGGCGGTCGATCTGGTGCTGTAGCTGCTGCTCGCTCACGGCACCGTCCCGCCGCCGGTAATCTGCGATTGCGGGTTGCCGCCGAGGTCGAGCGGCGGCGCTTCCGGCGTTACCACCGGAGCGCCTTCGATTGTCGGTTCCGCCGCTGGGGCAGGCGCGTCGGTCGGGTTCGGCGTCGTCGGGTTGGTTGCCGGGTTCCCTTGGTCGGCGTGCATGTCGTTGAGTGTCGGGGCTATCGGGATAAAGGCCAGAGGCTCGGGCAGGAAGGCATTGGCCGGCATCAGCAGCACCTCGGCGTGTCGCCCGTTCTCGTCCTTGATGTAAGTCACCTGTCCGATGACCCACGCCACATCGGCGATTTTGAGCGCCGGCAGTTGCACGTCGGCGATATGGTTCGGCGTCCATAGATTGTTGCTGGTGTCGCGCCAGGAATCGCAGGTGACGAGGACCGACGTGCTGCGACCGGCCCGGCGGGCAGCTTCCCAGTTGACCCGTTTATCGACAATCGCGCCATCGGTGTCGTTCTGCTCCGAAATGATGATCTTCTTGCGGAACCGGGTAACGGCGGTATCGGTGGCAATCGCCGACGGCGGGACATTGGCCGCGCCGTCGAGCGTCAAGCCGAGCACCGCAGTCTGGAACCCTTCGTAAATGCTGAATCTCTGATCCATCGTGAAATCGACTTCGGCGCGCTCGATATTGACGCCCTGGACGAAACCCGACGCCATCGCCTCTTCGCCGGCTGTCGCCATCATCAAGGAACCGTCCGGCATGTCGTAGACCACGACCTGCGAATATTTGGTGATGCGGTCGATCAGCTCCCACGCCGTCTCACCGAGGCTGATCGGGTATTTCGGGATCGCCACGCCGTTGCCGGCAGTGGAGTTGACCTCGATGCCATAGGGCGCGGCCAGCGCCTTGACGACCGACAGCGTGTTGCCGGGCGGAAGCTGGTACTGCTCCTTGTTCGGGTCTTTATCGCCGATGAACGCGGCGCAATCGACCAGATCCGCCGACTTCGAGCGCCCGATGATTTCGACCGTGTGGGTGGTCGGGTTCACCTGGGCGCGGTAGCGGTCGATATAGCCGGTCAACACAAGGTCGCCGCCGATCTGCACCTTACAGACATCGCCCGGCTTGATATCGATATCGGGGCTGGTCGGGTATCGCTCGGTCACGGCGATATCGAAATTGGCGGGGATGGTGTCGAGCGAGCGCATCAGCCGCACGCTTTGCCAGCCGGACCACGACATGTTGCCGATCATCAGGGTGAGGTCGTCGC